ATCTTGATCTTTTCAGGATTATAATAATTTAATAATTTTAAATAGTTTTTTATACTTGCTTCTAACCCTCTATTGCGAGAAGATGTTTTATCGTTGTTCAATCCAATAACAAGATTATCTACATTTAAAGATAGTGTTGCGCAAATTAGTTTGGTTGATATATCAAGTCCAAATGTGACAAGAACATTTTTAAAGCCCTGTTCATTTAAGTTGAGTAGGTCACCGATACTTTCCACAAATATAATTGTGCGAGTATCATTGATTGCGTCAACCGTCTGTGCGTTCGCGTAAAGGGGGTAAATCCAACCTTTCTTTTTGCCAACATGCTTCCACTTGGGTCGACCATCTAAACTACTCATATCGCGTCCAGAGAAGCCATGAATTTGATTGTGTTCATTGTAGATTGGGAAAATAAATCTATTGTTCAGTTTTCCTGTTGTTGCATATCCACCTTTTAAAGATTTAAGGGTTTCTGTAGAGATTCCTTTGTCATTATAAAATTTGTAATGAGGTAACAACCTATCCAGGCAGGTTTCTGGGTATATTTCTTCCATTTCTAATTTTTCTGAGAATGTTAATTTGTTGTAATTTGCTCCAAGGTCATCCTCTTCGATAAAGTCTTTGACTTGGCTTTTGTCGTTTGTTCCAAGGGTAATTTCTACCAACCGCTTGAAGGGGGAAAATGAACTGTTCTGCACATGATCTTTCCAGACTCCTGTGTTTTTATATATTTGAATGGCAGTTTTATTGTCGCCATTTCTGAACATAGCATTTGTCTGCCAATAAGCTCCTCTGTCTGCCAATTTGTAACCAAGCCTAACAAGCGAATCTTTAATTTTTTCAGGAGTCATACTTATAAGTTTGGAACTTCGTCTCGCATATCTTCTAGTATTCCAACTCCTTCGGAGTCCATGTGCTCTACCATATCAACCAGATCTCCTCTTTCTTGAATGCTAAAGTTTTCCATGTGTAAATTGAGATAGTTTTTACGCTTGCTTCCGTCAGGCATTTCGACGGGTTGAAGGGCTCTGTGAACATCTTGACCAAGCCAGCGATATTTCAAACAAATCAATTTGTGAGTTCCAAAACCTTCAGGCTCTTCTTGGATTTCATCCATTGTTTTTTGTCGAAGCAAAAACAAGTGTGAGCAAAACTGCGTGATTTGGTCAGAGAGAGAAACAATGCTTTCATCATCCACTACATTGTCAGAACTTCGATTGTTTGTGATTCCGAGGCGATTACTTTGAACACTTGTAAGCATTGCTACTGTTGGCGCACCATTAAAGCATAATTCTTTCTGAATCAATTGTTTGAATTTGTCAACCATTCTACCAACCGTTTCCCAGCTGCTTGCACCATTTTGTCGTTCATATGTTGTTTTAATATAGTCAAAACTAAATATCATGGGTTTTCCTCGGCCAACTTCTGAGTAATAAAATCTTCTAATTATATTCAACATGCTATCAATACTATGACCAGCTACATTATAATAGTAAAATTTAAATTCTTTTACGCGACTCCATGTTGATCTAACCTTGTCAACAATCTCTTGACCAGCCTGTCTCCACCTTCCGGTCTCAAGGAGGTGCATTGGGACACCAGAAAGTGCAGAACATTGCCTGACAATTAGTTCTTCTTTGCTCATTTCTCCATTATCAAAATGTAGAATTGGAACATTATTATTTATTGAAGACACTTTTGTACAAAAGTCCATACAGAACTGTGTTTTACCAACACCTGCACGAGCAACAACAACCGTTATATTTCCTGGACGAAGAAGAGAGCCATATAGTTCATTGACTCTTTCGTGTGGACCCATGAGTCCGAATTGATCAACTGGATTATTACCTCTTTCTTCGATAAAGTCTTCCATATCATCAAATAAGTTTTCGGGCTTATTCGAGCCAATCTCATACAGGTTTACTTTGTCATTGTATATTTTATCTGCCTCACTTACAATATCATCAAAGGTGGCGCTAGAGGCTAGGCTTTTCATGTTCTTCGCTACTTCAATAGATGAATCGTGTATTTCGCGGCGAACAGTTATCTTTTTTAATTCTTGCGCTGCTTTTAATACACCATCTTTCGAGATTTGACGCATAGATAATGCCTTGATGTAATCAGCAATATTTATATTATCCTCAAAGGATATGTTGAGTGATTGCACTCGTTGAGATAATAAAACTTCATCCAGCGCATCTCCTGCTTCTAGGGCCTGCCTTAAGACGCAGAATATCGTTCTATTTACAATAGTGTTTTTATCAAAAAAATCATTTTGATCTATGAATGCAGCGACTAGAGGATAACTCTCTGGATGCTTTATTAGCCCTGCAATTAAATGTTGTTCGAGTTCGTAAGAATAAACCATTCCTACATCTTATCAGAAACCCGCTTAAAAGTCAAGGGGTTTCTTCGTCACCAAAATCTTTTGGGAAATTAAGCTCGATTTCTTGAGCCGAAACTTGCTCAAGGTATTGTTCGAGAGCTTTGCGCAAACCCATCTCTACAATTGGAGACGTGGCTTTTGTAATAACTGATGGCAAACCTTGCTGATTGACAAAAGAAAGAATGAATCCACTATCTCCGTTTGTGGAGCCTGTGAATTCAAACAATTGATTAATCATATTTTCTGGCAACTGAAAGTTTCCCAAGTTTTCGGGATCAATAAAATCATCGTTCATATTATATATTACACCAACTACAAAATAACACCAAAACTTTCAAAAAGTTTTTCATTAACTTCATCTCCATCATAAATTTCTACAAGCTGTATGTCATTCAATTCGCAGAATTTTAATTTGTCCTGATCTCTCCTTAATTGATTTATGTAATTGATTTTATTTTTTCCATGAAAGAATGGAACATATTTGGTATGCTGTCTACCTTGGACTTCAATTGCCACTTTTTTATTAGCATTGTAGAAATCTAGGGATAGCCTAGTTCCTGCAACAGGAAATTCTTCAAACACAATGTGATTGCTCCAGTATTTTTTTAAGAATTGCTTTGCGCTGTACTGTATTTTACTGCGACTTTTACCATCCCAGTCAATCAAATATTTTTTTGCTTTTTTAACGGTGCGGGTTGCACCCATTAAGGTTTTAAAGCGCATTGGTTAGCTTTTTGAAATCCTCGTAAAGAAAGTTTGAAAGTTTTTCGTTTCCCTCTAGGAAGTCAATGAGCCTCTGTTCTCCTTGAAATTTTTCATTAATCTCTAATTTTTTATCCGATAGTTCTTTTATTAAATCTTCAGATACAGATATCCATGCACCCTTTTTTTCAATCAGGTTAAATAGATATAACATGTCAAGTATTTCTCGAGCTCTCCATACAGACTTTCCATCCTTTTGCCCGTATTTAATTGGATACCTTGCTGTTGATCCAGTTTTTTCGTTAACTGTTTTACGAAATTTGATTTTACAATAATGCCCAATTGGCTCTCCCTTTTCGTCAAGCTTGGTTGCGGTTGGGTTTTTAAAAATTAAATCTGAATTATACCGCTCTTCAAATTCAAGAATGAAATTGGCGTAATGCTTGATTGCGTTTCCACCTGCTTGTTTTACTTTTGGTCCACCTCTAGCGGCATATGGATTAGTAGCAACCTCGACCCGTACTTGGCTTGTAAGGATCATTGTGTGCCCCATTTTTGTAATAGGTAGTACCATTTTCTTCAAGAAGACCGAAGTAATTAAAGCTCCACCTGCAACCTGCTCAGATTCAGCAAACGGTTTGTCTATATCTCCAACTCTGCATAGCGCGTCAACACTGTCGACTATAAACATATATCTTTTATCGTCTTCATTTTGAAAAACAAGTTCACGAATCAATTCAAACACTTTTTCGAAAATATTACAATCAAAGCAAAAGAACTTTTCGGGGTCAGTGTCAATTCCTGACCGCTCAATCATTTCTGGACTAAAACGACCCTCGCTTTTAATGTAAATAATCATACCTTTTTTTCCAAAATGTTTTTGGAAATTTCTAGCGAACGCCATAGCGCAACTCGTTTTACCCCCTTCATTAATTCCTGTAAATCGGTGCGCTCCACTTGGTAGTCCACCTCCAAGTGCAATATCTAAATTCAAGCTTCCACTTGGGATCTTATAATCTTCACTTTCGTGAAAATTGTAATGGTATTTTTTGTTGTCTTTGTCGGACAAAAACTTTGCGATCTGATCTGTTGTTTGTATTTCTTTAGTTTTACTCATCTATGAATTGTCGTATTGTTTTAGGTTTTTTCGAGAAGATTTTATCTTC